CTCAGTTTTAAAAGGGGGTAGAACCCCTCTCCAGATGACTAAAAAGGCTTATTTAGTCAACCAAGCACCGATGGTGGATTACACCACCTATAGGAAGTTTTAAACTCCCTATCCCTTTTCTGAACTTTCGTCCGACCGAGGTCAAAACCTTCGGTTTCAGAAAGAACAGACGACGGTCGCAAATCGTCGAGAGCGAAAGCTCTAAGGGCATGTGCAAGTAGAGCCTTATGGTTCCCTGAACGGGTCCTTAAGACTTCAGTTAAGACACGGCATTCAATGCCGTGGTTTTCGCATATGACATGGCCGTATGCTCCTACAAGTTCAAGGACAGGCGTAAGAATACCATCGTCTCCTTCAGAATCTGAAGGGATCCGATAGCGTTCTACACCGGGGCTTGAACGACGTAGGGCGCCACACGCAATATCAGCTGCACGAACCAGTCTGCTATTTGCAGATCTAGTTCCAAGCCGATATAAGCGATTATGGCAAGCAATACAAGCCAAAATGTCACAAGCGTAAACCTTGTCTTTCTGATAAGCAGGAGTGACGTCTCTTCCTTGCCAGTAGTGCTTTCCACAGGATTCATAGAAGTTTCCTTCAGTAAAAGATTTGTCGCGATTAACGACAAACCCTATACTTTCAAGAACCTCTATGACCTGCGAGGATACACGTCTGGTACAGATGATGTCGTCGCCGTAAATGCTTACTACTCCGCCTGGATCGTCTCTATCTGTGATGGCCTGTACAACAGACCAAAAGATGAGCGTTTCAAGCTCAAACGTAAAGGCAGTTCCCATTGCTGAGAACTTCTCTACGTAAAGCCAGTCACGGTTCACTTTCACGAAAGGAGATCTGAGATCAGCAAGAAGCTGAACCCAATCCGGCGGAAGGAGCGAGTAAACAAGCTCCTTCGCAATGGTATCGCTTGCACCCTGTAAATCAAGGGTGCATAAATCGAGATCATAGGCTAACGACGCCCATGTTTGATTTATAGACTGGTCGTCCAAGTCAATACCGTGACGCTTCAGACGTGAACGTATATAACGACCTGGCCCTTGCTGCAAATATGAATTCGCAGTGGGGGCCTTGCCGATAGTACGTCCTGTCTTAGCGTTTTTGTCCACCACCGTGAGCTTGTCCCCGGGTATAACCCGGAAACAACTGTCAAGTACGGAGTAAGGACCAGAAGGGAAAACACCGGATAGTACTTCCATCCAGTGATAATCCGCTTCGATCATTGCCTTCATATATGGCAGAGCTCGAGAGGTAATAGACATCGGTGCTTCACATATCTTGCAATCCAGATACCTACGGCGGCGCGGAAGCGACGCGGTAGCACCTGGACCCCATCGGCACATAGAGAATATGGCTCCCACATTAACAGGTCCGAGAACTGCAGCTATTTTACGTTGAGCGTAATGAAGTATTTCGCTCACGCGTGGAGATAATCCACGAAGCTGAGGATCACGGAACAAGTTATTAGTGGAACGGCATTTCTCTTCGAAGTGTGTGAATGCTTCGAGTGCTGCTCTCTTGGTACTAATGCCTGTTTTCAAACCTTTGTACTTACTAAGGAATGAGACGCAAGCATAGTCCTGAGAGTATGCATCATGTGACAAGTAATCTTTAGGCGAGATTTTCATCTCGGCCAAAGCTCGTTGATTATGTTTAAAACGTAACCAACAACCTAAAGATACAGGCGTGTCGATCGATTTACACAGGGCAAAGAAAACCTTGCCTATTGGTTGAGAAACCATGTGAAATCTCCAGTAGAAGACCCTTACTTATCAGTAAGGGAAGATAAGGTTTTCCACCATGTTGACGAACTGAGCCTCATTGCTGAGGTTCCAGTCCATCTTCCGGAGGTCCTTACGATTCTGCTGGCTCGACCGTTCAGCAAAGATGTATTCTCTGTTTGAACGGTTAACGTACGAGATCGTCGGAGCCGGTGCAACACCGGATACCGTCGAGTTCGTGACGTTTTCGAGAATAGGCTCATGGAGCCCGACCTTGACGCGGATGACGCGATTTTGGGACGATTCGCCAGGAGCAGCAGGCTTCGGTCGAGTAATCTGGTAAGAAATCTTCCAGAACCCGATAGGAGAAGCTGCAGACTGGTCTTCGAACCAAAGGACGCCATTCGAGTCGACGCCGACGGGAACAAAAGTGTGATTCACAGGGGTCCCCTGTGCATCTGCCAATACAATATTGGCTAGTGCCATAGTACACCTCGAAAGGTAAGTAGTTGTGAGAACAAACGGTCTTTGGCGTAGTCAACGCTTCGCTGATGCAAGATAATCTTGCAACAGCGCGCCGGCGGAAGTAAGCCTTTGCCAACCAAGTTTCGGTTCGAAACGAGGTAGGCTGGGGGAAACCAACCCAGCTGATCGCTGCTTCCAAACATACTGACTGCTTGCGAAAACTTTTCCAGACGATCCGAGGTATGGCCCTTCAGAAAGGGACATCCAAGTGACTAATCTGGTACGAGTGACGAAAGCATTAGTAATGTTGTTGGAATACAGCATGCTATTCTCAAGGTTTCGAAGGTAATCACCAATGTTTATGAACCAATCAGCGACGAAGCTAAAGGGAGTTAACTCCCACGCAATCGAAGCTGGGTTCAAAGAGGTGTAACCTGCGATCTGTTGAATAGCAGACGGTTTACTGATATTGTACGTAGCTTGGACATGAACGCGGCGGCTGTCGAAAGCGTCATCAGACGTGTTACGCAAAGGACCGAATCCCTGGATAGGGAGTCGTTCCCAGCGTTGTGCACGTGCTGATATCGTAACGCCAGCACCACGGGCAGGAGCCATAAACTCGTGAACAACATCGTAGACCGAGCCGACTAAAGGTCGCCAACCATACTGGTACTCTAGCCAATTCTTCGCCCATTGATTCGGGTGGAAGCGTTTGACGAACTTTACCAGATTGAAGGCATCCTTTATCATTTTCTTCGTTTTACTGGC